GCTAGTGCTGTTCGGGGTATGTCTTTCAACATCCTCTTCTTGGATGAGTTTGCTTTTGTTCCCAATCACATCGCTGAGTCTTTCTTTGCTAGTGTTTATCCTACTATTACTTCTGGTAAGAGTACAAAAGTAATAATGGTTTCAACCCCTCACGGGATGAATCATTTCTATAGATATTGGCACGATGCAGAGAAAGGAAAGAATGAATATATTCCAACTGATGTTCACTGGTCAGAAGTTCCTGGTAGGGATTCTGAATGGAAGAGGCAAACTATTGCAAACACTTCTGAGCAACAGTTTAAAATTGAGTTTGAGTGTGAGTTCTTAGGTTCTGTTGATACTCTCATTGCACCAAGTAAATTAAGGTCATTAATATACGAACAACCAAGAACTACTAGTGCAGGATTGGATGTATATGTTGACCCACAGAAAGGGCATGATTATGCAATAACAGTTGACGTAGCAAGAGGAGTATCTAAAGATTATTCTGCTTTTGTAGTAATTGATATAACTGAGTTTCCTCATTGTGTAGTAGCAAAGTATAGGAATAATGAAATTAAACCTATGCTTTTCCCATCTATTATTGAACAGGTAGGTACACAATATAATGATGCATTTGTTTTATGTGAAGTAAATGATGTTGGAGACCAAGTAGCATCTATATTAAACTTTGATATGGAGTATAAAAATCTCCTTATGACTTCTATGAGAGGAAGAGCAGGACAAGTTGTTGGTCAAGGATTCTCAGGTAAGAAGACTCAATTAGGCGTTAAGATGTCTAAAACAGTTAAGAAGGTAGGTTCTCTTAACTTAAAAACATTAATAGAAGAAAATAAACTTCTTTTTACTGATTATGACATCATGAGTGAATTAACTACATTCATTCAAAAGAGTAATTCATTTGAGGCAGAAGAAGGATGTAATGATGACCTTGCAATGTGTCTTGTGATATATGCATGGTTAGTGGCACAAGATTACTTTAAGGAACTTACTGACCAAGATGTTAGAAAGAGATTATATGAAGAGCAAAAGAATCAGATAGAACAAGATATGGCTCCATTTGGGTTTTTAAGTGATGGTGTAAGTGGTGAGGAATCGTTTGTAGATAAGGATGGGGATAGATGGTTTTCAGACGAATATGGAGATAAAGGTGGTGGCATGAACTATATGTGGGACTATATGTAAGGTGTTCACGAATGATTCATGCATTTTTACCCCCTGAAAATAAAGTTTTAAATAAATAATTTCACGTTAAACTGAGAAATTCGGAGACAGAAAACATGGCGACTCCTCAATTATCTCCTGGTGTACTGACTAGGGAGGTTGATTTAACAGTAGGGAGAGCTGATAATGTATTAGACAACATAGGAGGCATTGCGGGACCATTCCCACAGGGTCCAGTTGACGATTTGGTGAATATAACTACTGAACAGGAACTTATCAATACATTTGGTAAGCCCATTTCCACAGATGCACAGTATGCTTATTGGATGAGTGCTGCATCTTATCTTTCATATGGAGGAGTTCTTAAAGTAGGTAGAGCAGATGGCACTACACTTAAGAATGCTAATGCAGGAGTTGGTCAAGCATCCGCTTCACTTAAGATTAAAAATTATGACGATTATTTAAATAATTTTACAGACGCAACAAACTTTGTATTCTCTGCAAAGACTCCTGGTACTTGGGCAAACAGTCTTAAGATTTGTACTATTGACAACTTAGCAGACCAAACACTTAACTTTGCTAGTGTTAACTTAGCAGGTCTTGGTGCTACTGTTGGATACGGTATAACACAGGCAATTTCTGATGTTGTACTTCCAGGAACAGGAAGCACATCACTCTTTAGTGGTTACATCAAAGGTATTATTACTGGTGTTACTACAAGTGCTACTGCAGGTTCAAGTGCAGTACAAGTTAAAGTTGTAGAAAGAGTTGATTCTGCTGGAACTGCCACTGCAATCGATTATGCAGAAGGTGCTTCATATGCTTCATTTGCTACTGGTAATGTTATATTCCATAAGGCAAATGGTGCTGTTGTAGGTACTGGTGCAACTGCAGTAACTGCTACTGCTGACTGGTACGATGCACAAACTCTTGGGTTAACTAACTCAACAGTTTATTGGAAGTCTATTGCTCCAAGACCAACAACTAACAAGTATTCTCTTGATAGAAATGGTAAGAATGATGCTACTCACGTAGTAGTTGTTGATGATTTAGGAGAAGTAACAGGAATTACAGGATCAATTCTTGAGAAGCATACATACCTTTCTAAGGCACTTGATGCTCAGTCAGATGTAAATTCACCTCAGAAGATTTGGTACGAAGATTACCTATCACTATATTCTGAAAATGTATACGCTGGTGGTAATCCTGGTAGCGGTATTGATGAATATAACAAGACATCTCCTGCTGCTGGTGGATTCACTGCTTTAGGTGGATGGACACAAGTTAGTGCTGGAGACGGTATCTGGGGTCAAAATGCTCAAGGAGTTAACTTTGCTTCAGTTGGAAATATTACATATACATTAGGAGGCGGTGTTGATTACTCTGCTGCTGGTGGACAGAAAGCTGCACTTGGTGATTTAATTACCACTTACGGACTATTCTCTAATGAAGATGAAGTAGAAGTTGATTACCTAATTATGGGTCCAGGATGTGATTCAGAAGGTGATTCACAAGCAAAAGCAAACTATGTAATCTCCCTTGCAAATGCAAGAAAAGATTGTATGGCAACTGTTGGACCACATAGAGCAAACCTTGTTGGAGTTTCAAATAGTGATACTCAGACAACAAATCTAACCAACTACTTTAGTTCACTAGCATCTTCATCTTATGCTACATTTGATAGTGGATATAAGTACACATATGATAGATTCAACAACAAGTTCCGTTGGATTCCAACTAATGCTGACGTTGCTGGTCTAATGGCTCGCACATCATTAAATTCATATCCTTGGTTCTCTCCTGCTGGACAACAGCGTGGTGTTATTAATAATGCAATTAAACTTGCATATAATCCTAATAAGGCACAGAGAGATCTTCTATATCCATTAAGAGTTAACTCAATTGTTACCCAACCTGGAGTTGGAACATTACTCTTTGGTGATAAGACTGCTCTAGGATATGCATCTGCGTTTGATAGAATTAACGTTCGTCGTTTGTTCCTTACAATCGAGCAAGCATTACAGAGTGCAGCAGAAGCACAACTCTTTGAACTCAATGACGAGTTAACAAGAGCAAACTTCAAGAATATCGTTGAACCATATCTTCGTGACATTCAGGCAAAGAGAGGACTCTATGGATTCCTAGTTATTTGTGACACCACAAACAACACACCTGATGTTATTGATAATAATGAATTCCGAGCAGACATCTTCCTGAAGCCTGCGAAGTCAATCAACTATGTTACTCTTACTTTCGTTGCTACACGCACAGGCGTTAGTTTCGAGGAAGTAGCAGGTCGAGTTTAATTCTAATTTACAAATAACACAGGAGGATACCTACTAATGGCACTAAAAAACAGAGAAAACCGCACAGTATCGGATTTTAAATCTTCGTTACTGGGCGGCGGTGCAAGACCCAATCTCTTTGAGGTTGTATTTACAGAGTCTTCAATGGCAGGAAATGCACCTTGGAGTGCAGAGAACTTTAAGTTCATGTGTAAAGCATCATCTTTACCTGCTTCAAATATAGCAAATATAGATGTTCCTTTCAGAGGAAGAATCTTTAAAGTTGCTGGAGACAGAACAATTGAAAACTGGAGCATTACAGTAATCAATGATGAAAACTTTGCTATAAGAAATGCTTTTGAAGATTGGATGCAAGTTATTTCTAGATTAGAAAATAATTTAGGTGCAACTAACCCACAATCATATATGAGAAATGCTGACGTTTACCAATTAGGTAAAGGTAAGACAGGTAGTACTTCTGTAAGTACACCAGGTAGTAAGGATAGTGGTCAAGGTGCTGCTTATGGCGGTGCTGATGGTACAGTAGCTGCATTAGCAAGATACCAATTCCAAGATATTTGGCCAACGAATATCTCTGCTATTGATTTATCAATGGATAACAGCGACCAGATTGAAGAATTCACTGTTGAATTCTGTGTTCAGTCTTACTCTAGATTAAATGTTGACTGATAAATATAGGGGGTTCTAAACCCCTTATAAATAGAAGAGTAGAAGAAAGTTTCCTTAAATCATGGCTAAGTTATTTGGGTTCTCTATTGAGGACACTGAACCGCTATCTCCGACCACAGTTTCCCCTGTCCCCGAAAATAACGAGGACGGGGTTGACTGGTCTATGAGTAGTGGTTTTTTTGGGTCTTATGTTGACTTGGAGGGAATTTATCGAACTGAGTTTGAATTAATTAAAAGATATCGTGAAATGGCATTGCACCCAGAGTGTGATAGTGCTATTGAAGATATTGTAAATGAAGCAATTGTTTCTGATCTTAATGATAGTCCAGTCCAGATTGACCTTGATAATTTAAATGCAAGTGATGGTATTAAAACTAAAATTAGAGACGAGTTTAAATTTATTAAAGATCTTTTAGATTTTGATAAAAAGGCACATGAAATTTATAGAAACTGGTATGTAGACGGTAGAATATATTATCATAAGGTAATTGATTTAAAGAAACCTGAAGATGGTATTCAAGAATTGCGTTATATTGATGCAATGAAGATGAGATATGTTCGTCAGAATAAGAAAGCGGCTGGTAATGATAAGTATAAGAATAGAAATCCTCTAGTCAATGATAATCCAATGGATTATGAGTGGCCTGAAATAGAGGAATATTACATCTATAATCCAAAATTAACATATCCTACTGGTAATGTTAAGGATTTAGGATCGAATACTGGTATTAAAATGACCAAAGATTCGATTACATATTGTACTTCAGGATTAGTAGATAGAAATAAAGGAAATACACTATCATATCTACACAAAGCAATTAAGTCACTCAATCAACTTAGAATGATTGAGGATAGTCTGGTTATCTACAGATTATCTCGTGCTCCAGAACGAAGAATTTTTTATATTGATGTTGGAAATCTACCGAAAGTAAAGGCAGAGCAATATCTCCGTGACGTAATGATGAGATATCGTAACAAACTTGTATACGACGCTGGCACAGGAGAGATCCGAGATGACAAAAAGTACATGGCAATGCTGGAGGATTTCTGGCTCCCTAGACGGGAAGGAGGACGTGGTACTGAAATTTCTACTCTTCCAGGAGGTCAAAACTTGGGGGAAATCACGGATATTGAGTACTTCAAAAAGAAATTATATAGGTCGCTCAATGTACCCCCATCAAGAATGGACGGAGAGGGAGGATTCAACTTGGGAAGATCCTCAGAGATATTAAGAGATGAGGTTAAATTTAGTAAGTTTGTTGGACGTTTAAGAAAGAGATTCTCTGGTCTATTCATAGACATGTTGAGAACACAGTTATTGCTCAAAAATATTGTCACTCCTGAAGATTGGGAGATAATGTCAGAGCATATTCAGTTTGATTTCTTATACGACAATCATTTTACTGAATTAAAAGAAGCAGAACTAATGAATGAAAGATTAGGTTTGCTTGCTACTGTTGAACCTTATGTTGGTAAATATTATTCTCAAGATTGGATTCGTCGTAGAGTATTACGTCAGACTGATGAGGAAATATTAGAGCAGGATAAATTAATTAAAAAAGAAATTAAGGATGGTGTTATTGCAGATCCAATGGCAATTGATCAAGAAATGATGTTAGATCCAGAAGGTAGTGGTGGTATGAGACCTGTAGATCCAACATCTCTTGGTCCTAATGGTGCTGGTGGTGAACAAGATGCTGCATTAAGATCTGCAGATATAGACACTTCAGTTGCTCAATCAGATGCTAATTTAGTTAAACCTAAAGGTGGGGAGATATAGTGCCTATTCCTAGAGATAGAAGTGATGATCATATTTTTAATATAAATTTAACTGAAAGTGATGTAAGACTACTGTACAATTCAGTGGTCTTTTATCATGAAAATAGACCTATTTCTGGCGAAAGACCGCCTAATCAACAAGAATCGACAAATGAATTACAGCATATGAAACGTGTTTTATTTGCGATGATTATGGAGTCAAATTACCACGCTGCAGATAGTGTATAAATAAAATGGCGACACTATTATTTTACCATGCCTGAAATAACTAATGATTTAATGGATATGATCATTGCCGATGAATCACCATCTGCAGTTAGTGATAAGATTAAAGACATTCTCTATGCTAAATCAGCAGAAAAAATTGATGCTGCAACACCTGAAGTAGCTGCTCAAACATTTGGTGCAGATACAGAATCCGAAGAGGAAGTTCAGGATGCTGTTGCTGATAATGCTGCACATATTAGTGGAGAAGTCGCTGCTGAAAAGGCATCGGCTGATCAGTAATTATAAATAAATTTTATAGGACGTAAATGATTCCCAATGAAACTTATTAGAGAAGAAATAGAATCAGTAAAATTTATTACTGAAAAATTAAAGTCTGGGAAACAGAACCTTTATATAGAAGGTATTTTCCTGCAAGGAAACATTAAAAACCGTAATGGTAGAATGTATCCTATGGAAACTTTACAGCGTGAAGTTGCAAGGTATAACGAATCTAATATTACTTCTGGAAGAGCACTTGGAGAATTAGGTCATCCTGATGGTCCAACTGTAAATCTCGATAGAGTATCACATAAAATTGTTTCATTGAAAGAGTCAGGTTCTAATTTTGTAGGAAAAGCAAAGATTTTAGATACACCTATGGGTCAAATTGCATCTTCTCTTATTAAAGAAGGTGTAAAATTAGGTGTCTCCTCTCGTGGTATTGGTTCACTAAAACCAACCAAGGAAGGATTTAATGTTGTTGGTGATGACTTTATGTTAGCAACAGCAGCAGATATAGTCGCTGACCCTTCTGCACCCGATGCATTTGTTGAGGGAATAATGGAAGGTAAGGAGTGGATATGGGAGGGAAATAGTTTTCGTGAGCAACGTGCTGCCGAAACAAGGAACAAGATTGAGTCACTTGTAACCCAAAAAAGACTCGAAGAGCATAAATTGAGTCTCTTCAATGAGTTTATTAACTCATTGTAAATACTTGGTTTATAAATAAATATAGATTTTAACTTTTTACAGGAAATCGGAGATTACTCAAATGTCTAGTGGCAACGAACTACAAGAAATGGAAGTAGGCACGAAGCAATCCAAAACTGCTGTTAACGCTAACGCAGGACAAGCGGATCCCATGCCAAAACTTACAACAGGTGGAACTCCACCAAATGTTGAAGATTTAGGTGGACCTACTCCAGATAACTATAGTCCAACTAACGACTCTGCAAAGTTGAAGCCACCAGGCGGAACTTTAAAGCAAGTTAGAGACGTAGTTAATAAGGGTGCGAAGCCAGCAGACCCAATGAAGGGTATGAAGGAAGAGGAAGAAACCGACGCACCTGTAATAGAAGAAGAAGAGTCTACTACTAACGAAGTAGTTGCAGAAGAACCTGCAGCAACTGAAGAAGTAGTTTCAGAAGAAGAAGCACCTGTTGCTGAAGCACCTGCATACACAGAGATAAGCATCGATGATGATGTTAAAGCTCTTGTAGAAGGTGAAGAACTTTCTGAAGAGTTTAGAGAAAAGGCAAAGACAATTCTTGAAGCAGCAATCAAAGGTAAGGTTGTT